GCAAGGCCTAAAAACCTTCGCTGGTTTTTTTGTTTGTATTCCTATATTTGCAGCCATGAAAAAACAATACCTGATTGTCGCCGAGACGTTCTACTCCATTCAAGGCGAAGGGCCAACTGCACTTGGCGAATACGACATCGAAGAGGTAGAAACCACCTTACCGTTTACGATGGACGAACTACAGGCCTACAACGACCTGCTCGACTTCAAGTTCTCCAAGTTCGCTGCTGACGTTGATATCGAAGCCGATCCGCCCAAAGAAGAGGACACGGCTGCTCCCCTTCGGAAACATACCTTTTTGGCTCCTCCCCATGTAGCTGACGAAATCATAGACCGGCTCACGCATGAAGAGCGCCAGGCAGAAAACAGTTCAGACCGAGATCATATCCTGTTAAAAAAGCGCATCCGGTTGAGGTTGACAACCGAAGAGTTTGAACTTTTCTGCAAGGTGTTCGATATGACCGAAAAGAACGCCTACAGCCCCAAACTGCTCATTGAGTACATCCAATCACAGATTTGATCATTTGAAAGATGGACAATAAAAAAGGGAAAACCAAGAAACAGGCCGAACAGCCCGATTCACAGGAGCCGGAAAATACCTGGGGCGGCGCCCGAGACGGTGCCGGGGCACCCTTGAAATTCACCGAACAGGAAATGATTGACGCCCTTACAAGGGCTGGAGGGTATGTCTCCTCCGCTGCCAAACTGCTCAAGTGCAGCGTCCAGACGGTTTACACCTACATCGAAAAGTTTGAGTCTGTCCGGTCTGCCAAGTTCGATATTGAAGAGCGGACACTTGACTCCGCCGAAATTGCCCTAATTTCGAATATCCAAAATGGCGAAACGACCAGCATCATTTTCTACCTGAAAACCAAAGGGAAAAACAGGGGCTACGTTGAGCGCAACGAGCAAATAGTCTCCCCTGGCACCACCGGTGAAATTGTCGTTTTCCGGCTCCCTGACAACAACAGAAAATAAACTTTACTAAAAGTTTTATATGTCGCATCCGGCAACCGTATATTTGTTGCATGGAAATCATATACGTATTTGACGTGCATTTAACGGTAAGGGCTAAACAGTCCGATACCAAATCCTCGATTCTGGAGGTCAAAACAGAACTTGACGCCGTTGGGCCTATTTTCAATGCTTGGTACGACAGTGACCGTTTGCCCACAGTACAGGGCAATAACGCAATAGCTGAGGCCTGCGTCGTTGGCTTGGTTTCTGCTGTTCAATCCCTTGCAACCGAGGCCAATTCTCCCATTCAACCGCTGCTGGAGTTCTTTCTATTTCGTGCCCGTGAAATGGCCAATTCAATTGATACTTCCGGCCCATCCGATGAATTTCTTCAACTTTTATCCAACTGACATGGACATTGAAATTAAAGCGCCTCCAGTATTGGAGCTTCCATTTTTCCCCGGCGTTTCCATCCGGCACAAAAAAAGATGCCACCGGAAACGTGATTTTAAGGCAGAGCGAAAAGCCCGCAAGGCTGCTCGCATTGCTCGAAAAATAACAAATCGCAACTTATGAGAATCACCGCAATTTTTGGGCTGGTCATCATCCTGGCCGCGTTCGATCTTATGTTCCCGATTCGTCGGGTTGAGGCTTTACCCGTCATCCAGATACGAGGCAGCGTTTCAACGACAGAAACACTTCCGCCACAAGTTTCCCCCTCAAAGTTTAGGCCCTGTTACGTTCAAGTTCCCGGCCACCGTGGTCCTGTATGGGTTTCGTCTGACAATATCCCGCAAGGCGATGTCGTGAACGTAGCCATATCAACCGGCCGAATCTCAGGCACAAAATGGTACACCTGCTCTAATTAGTGGATAACTGATGCGCCCACGACGGGCGCGACGCATAGCGCGGCTGTACCGGGGCGCGGCGTTATGGGGATTTTTCATACCGGCAAAACATAACATTATGATAGAATTAGGCAGAGCACGAATTACTGCAACGGACATACTCGCCTTTCCAAAAGGCACGATTGTGAATATAGGGGAGTTAGAAGGCGGTGACGAAACCGCAAGCGGGGCGTATGCGGAAGGCGGCGAATTGGTTGCCTACGTCGCCAATAGTGACAGCAGTCATGATGTTGATGTAACTGAAGATGATTTTATTTTTAATCCCGCATAACGTGAGCGCGGCTGCAAGTACGCCCGGTTAGTGGCGCATTGACAGCCGCGCATAGTTCTACGCTTTAGTATCTTTGCAAAATGTTCGACTTAAACAATATCACCCAGGCCGAGCTTCTAAATGCCGCACTATGCCTACAACACCTTTCCAATCTGACTGCCATTGCCACTATAATGCCCCAAAAAAACCTTCGGTTAGAGTCACATGCTCTTGTTGCAGGAAAATGACCGGGTTCGTTGAAATCCCGGAAAAAGGCAAGCCAAATGTCATTCAGTGCTCATTCTGTGACCACAAAATGATAATATATGGATTCGGTAACAACACCGGCGCATACGTGGAGCCGGTTAAAAATCAATATAAGCTGAATAGACTTATTTTGTATTTTGGAACGGAGGAAACCGTTAGCAACAATTTCACTTTTGAGGTTGTCGATACTCTGAATAATTGTTATCCAGAATAACTGGTGCTTTCCCGCTGTGCGCCTGTGCAAGAAGCATAGGCGGGAAATCGGGGTTATGCGGATTTTTTTCACTTCAAAACTTTTCAAAAATGCAATATCACGGCAAAATATATGGCAAGTTAGCAGGCAAATACATTGAACTTGAAACATGGAAGCCAGCATCGGTTCTGCCAAAAGAAAACAAAGACGTTATTGCCGTCATGAGTGATGGTACCTACTTTATGGCAAGATATAGTAGCGTGTCCGGATGGGGTTTTTACTTCTTAGATAACGGCTTGCAATTTGACGATTCAATAGGTCGAAAGGTTACGCACTGGCTACCGTTGACAGCATTGCCTTCTATTCCCGCATAACGAAAAGCATAACCGCAGTAAAAAAAGCGGACCGCAAAAGTTAATTTTTACCACAAGTGTTTATTTCGCTTTTTTTATTGTCGGTTTATGCAATGTTATACACATTTTATTTTTAAATTATTCTCTTTGAAAATCAATACATTAAAAAATATTTTCACTTTTTTTGAAAATAATTAAAGTAATATTTGTTTCTTATTGAAATATATATTACTTTTACATCGTAATTAATTCAGATTACTATTCGCCAAAGCTTTAAGGCGAAGAAAAATAAAAATCGATATTATGACAAATACAGCAAATTTATCAAACAGAGATTTAATGGTTGCAGTTATTAACGGTTTAACCTTTGAAGTAAGTAATTATATTGATAATACTTATGGAACGTGGACTGAATATTTTACCCCTGCAACAAAAAAAATTGGTTATTTACAGTCTTTTGGTGGGGCAAGTAACTGGACATATTGTTCGGTTTGCGGTAATGCTGCCGGTCAGTGGGGTTGTGAATGTGATTGCGACCACGAAGACGAAAATCAGTATAATTTTTTCTTAAATAGTGATTTAGTTTCACATTTGAGAAAGTTACGAAATAAAGGCTATGGAATTACAATTAAGTAATGTATCCAAAGCCCTCGAACCATATTCGAGGGCTTTTCTTATTACCCAAATTTGGGGCGAAGTAGCGACCTGCGAACTTGCCAAATATCGTAAAAAATTATTTGATAGGTTCAAAAAATCTAATTGGACACGATTAGAAATTGAGAAAATAACCGCTTTTTTAAAATATCAAAAAGTTGTTATTGATGAGTTTCTTAATTGTGTATAACTGTGGCACTGCCGACGTAGCCGCGTTTAGTCGGATATAAAAGGCAGTGCGGGGTTATGCGGATTAAATTTGATAAAAAAAATAATTATGGAATCACTTACTTTAAAGTGCCGAAATTGCGATGGCAAAGGCTGTATGGATTGCGACGGTTTTGGCGAAGTCCCCGCCCAATACTACTACTTGAAACACGGCGAAATAGTCGAGGAGGGCGATGAGTGCGAAGTTTCAAACAGTATTCACGACCCGGCAAAATGGGTTCCGGCGGGCAGGACAGTTGGCACCGCTGCCCCAGACCCATTATACCCCGCTCACCGCAAGTACCGCCGTTTAATTCCCGCATAACTGAGGCTTTCCCGCTGTGCGCCTGTGTAAGAAGCATGAGCGGGAAAGCGGGGTTATGCGGATTACTTAAAATAAAATAAAATGATTGGAGTATTGGACACCACACACCCAACTGAAGGCTATTCTATTTCGGTTCGGTACAGTCGGGTAAATAAAAAGATTACAATACTTGGTATTCACACGCATGGCAAAGACATTTGGGGGCAACTTTCTTTAAGTGAAATCCAAGTTTTAAAATCTCAAATTCCCGCATAACTCCAAGCCAGCCGCAGCGCGACGAATAGGAGCGGTTTTCGGCTGGCGACAGTTATGCCCACTTTTACCTTTACAGCCATGCAACACCTAATACTTGCCGCAATGTTCAGCCCTATGGTCATCGCCTTGGCTGTTTTGATTCGAATAAATTGGAAATACTCACCGCCGGAGAAACCGGCGCAACGAGATGACTACCAAAATCAATGACCATGAAAGTTGAGTTCTACCTAAATTTTGACAATGAAATTGAATCCTTGTCGCTCCGGTCACTAAAAGCGGCAGAGCCTGTTCTTTACTTCCTGCGATTGCAGGAAAGCCTGGAGAACGAACTACCACTCGAAAATCTACCTGCAGACAACTGGTACACGGCAAAGCTGCGCAGATCATTTGAGCCTGACGGCTTTGGTGGTTCTGCTTTTATTGGTTACGAAATTGTCTCCCTTCGTTGTCGAACAAGATTCATATAAATGGACGCCACAGAGGTTGTCACGTGGGCACGCATCAATTTCCGATCACTCCAAAAAGTCAAGCCGTTTTGGCTTGAACAAGCCCATGCAGTTTGGGATGTTTGCCAGTTTGTTGAGGTCCATGCAACCATCATCCAGCACTACCAAAACAAGCCAAACATTCAGTCTCCGTATGTCGAACGACTGGCCCGATTCATTGAAATATACACCGGCCAGTCTTTTGACTTCCTGACGGATAGTGAAATCAAAAGCCTGGAGGGGAAAACCAAATACCCTGAACCTGCATTCAAAGGTTTGCCGGCAGAGGTTCGGCAGCCAAAATCTAAACCCAAACCTAAACCTAAACGTCGGTAACTATGCTATTTTTCCCGCTTATCATCCGCCATCAAAACGAGGACGAAGAGGACTCCATCTCTGACGGCTGTCTCCCGTTCATTGTCATAGGTGCCATTGCTGTGGTACTGATATTGTTTGTTGAATGGTTGTTCGCAACTGATCACAAAGGATACACAGGCACCTTCCTTGAATTTATCGGCTACAAATTGCACTGGTTTGTCGGAAAGCTGCGTCGCCTATGGTAGGCCCTTTTGGGCCGGTTTTTGATACCTTTGCACAAAAAGGTACGCCATGAATATCGTCAACACCGAGTTCCCGTCCAAGCACTACTTCAAAGAGGTCCGCCAGAAAAAGCGGATCGTTGTTCACCACACCGAGGGTGACCTACCCGGCGCAGGTACTTTGCGTTGGTGGCAAACACGAAACAATGGAGCCGGTACCGTTGCAACTCCCTGGATCATCCGCGCCGATGGTGACGTCATCAAGGTGTTTGACGACAAATACTGGGCGTATGCTTTTGGGTTGACTTTGCCGATCGCCAAAGAACTGGAGCGCACCACCGTACACATTGAACTGGCCTCCTGGGGTGTTGTTGTTCCTCACCCGACCATACCCAATGCCTTCACCGATGACGCCAACAAAAAGCAGGTATTCCAACCTGCCGAGGTCATTTCCTACCCGGAGCCGTGGCGTCTCGGGTATCGTCATTTTTACAGGTACACCGATGCTCAAATCAAGACTCTGGTTGAATTGATCAGAGACATTTCTTTGCGGCATGGCATCCCGGTTAAATACGCCTACGACACTTTTTTCCCGCTTAATACTGTCGCCCTTTCCGGCGCTCCTGGCCTTTATGGCCACACGGCATTCCGATTGGATAAAGCCGACCCACACCCGCAACCCAATTTAATTGAAGCACTCGCAGCCTCGTTTGCATGAAGCAAGTATCAGTCTTTGAGCCGCAGCCCGGTTTCCAGACAAACGTACTTGCCTGCAGCGCCGATGTGCTGATTTGCGGAGGCTCCGCCGGTTGTGGGAAAACGCGCGCGCTTCTCATGGAGCCGCTTCGCCATGTTTCCGTCGCCGGCATGACCACCATTTGTTTCCGGAGGGAGTACAGGCAGATTGATTCGCCCGGGGGCCTTTGGGAAAAGTCCGTCGAGTTGTACACCAAACTGCCGCGCAATTGCTTCCCGCGAATTGTTGCCGGTGACTTAAAATACTACTTCCCGGCTGGCCATGTCATGGCGTTTGACCACCTCAATAATGACATGAGCGTGTCGAAATATGACGGGCCGGAATTTGCCTTGATCGAGTTTGACGAATTGATCCACTTCACCGAGTATCAATTTCGGTATATGATGGGACGGAATCGCTCAACGTGTGGCGTCCGGCCCTATATCCGGACGGCCACAAACCCGCAGGGGTTTGGATGGGTGAAAGACTTCATCGGTTGGTTCATCTACCCCGATGACTACCATATCGAAGCCTTGCAGGGCGCTCCCATTCCCGAGCGGTCCGGTCTGTTGCGTTTTTTTGCTGCATACGACGACCGCTGGATTTTTGGAGACACTCCAGACGAGGTACTAAAGCAATTACCCGTAAGTCTCCGCATTCGACCTGAGGCCATTCGCACAATGACCTTTATCGGCGGCAAACTACCCGACAACCAGGCCCTAATGCAGGCAGACCCCGGATACGAGGGCGCCCTACTTTCTCTCCCTGAAAAGGATCGCATTCGATTGGTGGACGGTCGTTGGATTGATCCAACCCGCGGCGAGCGTCGCCTTTTTCTGGATGGACCAATACGGGATATGTTTTCGAACAGCTTTGTACGTGGGACCGGAGAACGGTTCATAACGGCTGACATAGCCTTCTCCCGTGACCGGTTCGTCATCATTGTTTGGGACGGTTGGGTAGTTGTGGACATTGAAATGTCAAACCAGACCGACCCGGCCGCCGTTGTTTCCAAGATCGAAAACGCCGCCTCCCGGTGGGGCGTCCCTGGGCGAAACATTGCCTTTGACTCCGGTGGACTTGGTGGATACCTCAAAGGCTACCTTGCGTCTGCCTTCCCGTTCTTTGGTGCCGCCGCTCCCATTGACAATGAAGTGAAAAGCGACACACAGCTACACGGACTGCGGCGCCCGGCGTTTGAAAACCTTCGGGCGCAATGCTTTTGGCTGCTCAAAGATCGGCTCGAAGATTGCAGCGTTTATTTTGCCGTTCAGGGCGTACATTTGCACGACGAGATATTTCAGGAGCTTGCAGTCGTCAAAAGGGTTGGAGATAATGACGACAACAAAATCCGCATCATCCCAAAAGATGAAATGCGGGCCGTGCTAAAACGAAGTCCTGACCTTGCCGACACACTATCCATGCGCGTTGTGTTTGATTTGTTGCCACACACCGTTCGAACGCCTCGCATAATTCGTTCCATCTAAACACTCCGTCCTATGACAGAAGAACTATCCGCCGCCCTTGAATTAGCGTACCGATTGTCGGTTCGTGACAGGGGATTCAACAACCCGCTGACGCGCGAGATCGCGGCGCTCATTATTCGGTTCAAAGGCGTTCAGGCCAAACGGGTACTTGACGAAATTGTACGGGCGCAAAACGCCCTATCCAAAGGGGTTTCCGTTGACAGCCTCGCTATGGTGACTACTCCCGAGCCGCCACAACCAGAGGCGCAGCCAAAAAAGTCTCAACCCCAAGAGGCCAAGAACCAGAAGGCAACACCGAAGAGCGAAAACCAACAGCCATTGTCCGACAGCCCTCCTGCTGCGGTGGTTGAGGTCATTACATCCGAAGACATCAAAGGCATGACGGCGTTGTCGGTGTCGGAAAAGTACCCGAGGGCTGTTCTGGTAAAAACCTTGTCGAAGGTTAAGCCAGCAGAAAAGCCAGAAGGCTACACAGAACGTCAAATCGCCGCTATCATCCTCAACCAGTTCAAAAATGCAGATAAACTTAAACGGACCTGATGGCAGCCCGTTCGCCTCGTTTGAGGTGCCGGCAACCATTCGGGAGGTCAAACTTTCGCAGTACATTGACTTCCTTGTCGCCATCCGCGAATTTCGAACAGAGGGTGCAAATGAAGCCGCCGTTATGGCACGCGCCGTTTCGGCTTTTGTTGGCTGCGACCCGGTAGAACTTGCCGCCGCGAAATTTGGCGGGGAATACGAACAGGTCGCGGTGGACAATATCGAGTCGGTGTCTGGTTTGTATGCGTATTTGCTGCATCTGATTGGTACACACAAGCCGTCTGTCAAACAGGACGCCGTCGCCAAGTTTGAATACAAGGGCGAACAGTATTTTTTGTCCGGCACTTCCTTGTCTTCGGTTTCCGGCATCCAGCTCAATGCCCTGAACGTCATCGAAGCCGTCGAGGCGTTTGAGGTGAAAAACCGGATCAATAATGCTGTTTCTCAAAACGGAGACCCTGACGGCTCCCTATGGTTTACGGAGTACCTCCAAATACTCGCTATCCTTGCCCGCAAGGAAGGTGAACAGCTACCACTTGACGATGCCGAACGGCTTGCCTTTATCGAGGCCCGGTCTGCCCACTTCCTTGACATCCCGGTTGACATAGCCCTGGACGTAGATTTTTTTTTACTCACTGGGCTGCTGCTGTTGAAAATCACCCCTCGGTTTATTGGTTCTTTAACCCTCCCCGCCCTACAAATTTTACAGGAAGTCAAGAAGAGTCCGAGTCAATCAGCAAAGCCAAAGCGTTTGCTGCTGCCGCGTCAAAAAGGGCTGGCTGGCGCTGGCTCCCGATCGAGACGGCAAAAAATAATTGGTTTAAACGGCCGGACCTGACGCCGATCGAATCCGCATACGTCGCCCCTTTTTTTTCGGCGGTATTTCATCATTCAACACTTAATGCCCTACGGGTTTGATACATGGTAACGCTGGAGCATTTTTACGGACTACTCAAAGAGGCTGCTCGTTCATGTCCACCTCTTGGCTCCGGACACTGTCTGCAATTGCAGGCGTTCCGGGCATTGGCATTTGACACGGGCAACGAACTGAACTCCGACAACCTGGGCGCAACCGTATGCGACCAAGACCGGCCCTACTTTTGGTCGCGGCGATGGGAAAATTCAAACTACCATGCCGACCAGATTCGCTTTGACTGGCCGGTTCTTTTGGTATATGAGAAAAGCGCCGTCCGACACAGTCCCTTTGGCCGGGCCAAGGTTGAAACATGGCTCGAAATCGGTGTCGTGGATGCAATGCCCGACGGGATTGCATCCGGCGTTTGTGACGGTTGCGAAGGGCGTACCGTTCACGATGTGTTTCGGGACACACAGCGGCTACTTACGTGGGTACTGGAGTACCTGTCTAAAAGCAAACTTGTCGAAGTTGTGACGGCCGACGGGAACACACACAAAACCCTTTCCAACCCGGTCACACTTGACAGGGCAATCGAAGTCAATCGCATTTCATCGTACACGGTCCTGCATGAGTTTGGGGCTGTTTTGGGCGCTGTTGACAGCGTTGAGCAGTTCAGGGTAGATTATCCGGCAAAACGAGCGTATGGCACCGCTGTGGTGCCTAAAATCACATTCTTTGACTGCCCCCAAGGTTGTATATCCTATGACATTCCGGGCATTACATTACCGTCAACTTGCTGCTAAATGGAAGTCTCAAACTCCATACAAAAGGCCATGGCAGAGGCCATGCAATTGATACAGGACGGGCTTCGAAACGAACTCGTACAGCAGGGGCACCGGCTTACTGGTGGCCTTGCTGATTCGATGGAAATTACCTACTCAAAGGACGGCGAAACCCTACGGGGGCACATACAGGCCCGAGACTACGCCGTTTACGTAGATGCCGGCGTCGCCCCCAACCGGGTCCGGTATCCCATTCGAGTAATGATCGAATACTTTATACTCCGCGGGTTACCAAGAAAAGAAGCTACCAGCGCTGCATACGCCACCAGAGCCGTTCACCGTCGTGATGGGATACCGAGCCGAGGGTCATACAGATACAGCCTTAACGGGCACCGCAAAGGATTCATTTCGCGCGGTGTCCGTTCTGTTTTGGATAGCGTGCAGGATGCTTTCGAAAAGGCCCTCGGCGCATCTGTTGAAGTTGAAATACAAAGCATATTCACGCCCGGAAGGGAGCCTATCAAAATGTCATTGTCGCTATGAAAACAATTTTCACCCTTGAAGCGCAGGACAAAAATCTTGGCGCAACGCTTGTCGAGTTACGCGAGAAACTCCGGCGCCTCAATGCCGAACTACGATCCGCCGAAGATGGGACAGAAACGTACCACGACCTTGCCCGGCAGGTGTCCGGCACCAAAGACGAGGTCGCCAAATTAACCGAGCGCCAAAAAGAGCTAAACCGGGACTTCAAGGCAATGCAGGTGCCGGCCGATAGCCTTGCCGGACTTCGCCTGGAATACTCCCGGCTTGTCCAGTCCATCAGTAACCTATCCAAGGCCGAACGGGAAAGCAAGTTCGGCAAATCAATAATCGCCCAGGCTGCTGCTACCAAAAAATCCATTGACGACGTTGAGCAATCCGTCGGCCGGTTCACTGGCAACGTTGGTAATTACAAATCAGCGTTCGATAACTTCCTCCCGGCGATAGCCAAAGCAGGTGCTTTGTTTGGAGGTCTTTTCGCTGCCTTACAAGGCGGCAGCCAGATCATTGAAACTACCCGGCAATTCGATAAATTACAGGCGACCCTAAAACAGTCCGTTGGTTCCGAGACAGCCGCAAAGGCCCTGTTCGAAGAGATTAAAATTTTTGCAGCCGAAACGCCTCTCGCCCTTGAAGAGGTGGTCGGTTCTTTTGTAAAGTTGGAGAATCGAAATTTCAATCCAACTATTGACCAGATGCGTACAATGGCTGATATCGCCGTCAGCCAGGGCAAGAGCCTTGACCAGTTCGTCGAGGCCGTACTCGATGCCCAAACCGGGCAGTTTGAGCGACTCAAAGAATTTGGTATCGTTGCCAATAAGCAGGGCGACAATGTGAAACTTACGTTTCGTGGCCAATCCGAGGTCATCAAGAATACGTCGGAGAACTTGAGCGCCTACCTGCTTGGGTTGGGGAAACTTCCCGGCATTAGTGGTGCCGCCGTAGCCATTTCCAAAACCCTGGACGGTGCCTTGTCCAATATGTCCGACAACTTCTCCCAGTTGTTTGCCGCCGTTGGCTCGTCTGGTGGTGTGTTGCAATCCTTTGTCGGTGGTATCAACGATGTGCTTGGATCAATCAACGAGTACGTGTCGGTTCCGTTGAGCCAAACACTTATGACCCAACAAGCGGAGTTTAACTCTTTGGTTGGTGCATTGCAGGACTACAACAAAGAGGCCGACAAGGGCGGTGACTACGAGCGCGTACGGGCTGGATTGATTGGCGAACTAAACGGTAAGTACGGCGAATACCTGGGCAACCTTGACCTGAACAAGGCCAGCGAAACCGAACTTCGGGCGCTCATGGATTCGGCAAACCAAGAGTTTGAACGCCGAATTTTCCTGCAGATAGCCAACGAGAACAGCGCAAAGCTATTCCGGGTCGTGACCGAAGAGGCCCAAAAACTGACCTCCGCGCTGAAAGAACAAAACGCGGTAATCGGTGAACGCCGCAGCGACTCCGGTGCGCCGGTATTCCGAGCCACCGAAGCCGGACTATCCACCGGGGTTGAGGGCGTCGCCGCCGGGGTTGACGTACAAAAGGAAAAACTCAAAGAAGCGCGGGGCGAGTTTGACGAGTACCAAAAGACGGTTGACGAGACAGCCAAAGTGCTGTTCGGTAGTCTTGACGCTTTTAATCAATACCGCAATAAACAGGAAGAGGCTGGCAAGGCCACCTCTGACAGCTCCGCCGAAACGGCTGCGGCATCTGATAGCCTGAAAGCATTACAGCAGAGGGTTTCCGATTTGACCAAGAGGCTGAACGAGGCTCCACAGTCACAGGTGCCCGCAATACTTGGCGACCTTATCAAAGCCGAGCAAGAACTCGAAGCCGTACAAAAACGCCTTGACAACCTCCGTGCATCCGATCGCGCATCGTCGAGCCTTGCCGATATGCGCGAAACCGTGTCGAGGTTGACACAGGACCTGGAGAATGCACCAACCGACCGAATCCCGGCAATACTTGGCGACCTGATTAAAGCCGAAGAGCAAGTCAAGGCCCTTGAAGATCGTATCAACGAACTACGTCAAGGACTTGGGGGCGCTCCGTCATTCCTTGAGATACAAGCCGAAATCAATGCCATAGGAGGGGCTGAACTCCAAAGTAGGTTGGAGGCTCTTGTCGCTGGCATAGACGCCCCCACGATTGACATACCGGTTGAGGTAGAAACATCCGACGCCGAAATGATGGCAATCATCGGATACAATGACACAAAACTTGCCGCCGAAAAATTAACCACCGAACAGATTGACACCCTTCGGCAGTCCCTGTCCGACGCCAACCTTGAGCGCCTACGTAAAGAGGCAGACGAAGAGGACGCAAAAAGAAATAGGTCCAAAGACCTTGAAGAGCAAGCAATTGAACAGGGCCTCGCAGTAGCCTCCAAGCTGGCTTCTGGATTGGCAGAGATAGACAATCAACGTATTGACAAACAGCGTGCTGCGGCATTGGCATTGGCTGACGAAGAGTATTCGCGGCGGATTGAAAAGGCCCAAGGCAACACGAAAAAAGAGGCCCAAATACGGGCTGACTACGAAAAGAAAAAAGAGCAGATCGAACGAGACAGCGCCAAGAAGCGCCAAAAAATAGCCATCACCGAAGCATTGATACAAGGCAGCCTCGCCGTCATCAAGTCCCTTCCAAACTACATACTTGCTGCCGCCACGGCTGCATTTACCGCCATTCAGGTGGCTGTCATGGCCTCGCAGGAGTTTGCCCAAGGTGGCCCGGTTAAAGCGAAGGTCAAACGGTTCAAAGCCGTCGGCGGCTCCGCGTCGTCAATGTTCGATGCCATCCCCGGAGTCTCTGCGACCATTTCCGGTACTGCTCGAATGGTCCAAAAAGCGCCTTCGACATCCGCCCTCGAAAAAGTCTTTCCGCTGCAATCTGTTTCCAGGCCCTTGCAAAACCTTGCACAGGACTTGGCTGGTGGTGGTGTTCGTCTGTCTGACCTTCCCGACCTGAAAGCTGGAGGGTTCACACCCGCTCCCGCTGGATCAATGCCCGACCAGACCGGCCGAAAGCCTGCCGGGGTCATCGAAAAACCTTGGGGCGTCGCTGTGCTACACGAGGACGAGTACGTCGGCCCTGCCAGTCAGGTAAAGCGATACCCTGCCCTTTTTGCCGCCCTTGAAGCTGATCGGCAGGCTCATGCCCGGCCGTATGTCAATGGCGGCTTTACGATGAATGCGCCGCAGGCTCCTTCCGTTGCAATACCCGGCCCTACCAATGTCAATGCTGTGGCATCGTTTTCGCTGGAAGAGGTCCAACAGATTGCAACAACTGTAGCCGAAGCGACGGCAAAGGCAGTTTCCGAACAAGTAAGAAACGGGCTTGCCGAGGGCCTAAATGATGCCGACCGGCGTCTCGAAAGACAATCCGCACTATTAACCCAACGCACCCTGTAAATGGCATCCATCACTAAAACGCCCACCTCCTACACCACTGCTCCGGGCAGTACAATTAAGGCGCCCAACACCGTTGACGAGTGCCTCGAATTTGGTATCACGCCAACAATGTCCGAGGTGTACACAGTCAACGGCACCCGCGCTGTGGTTGACATTGATTTTGGTTCTCTGTCCGTTCCTGCGGATGGCACAGGTATGCTTATTTGGGGGCACCGGTTTGAGGTGAACAATGCTGCCGGGGTGTATACCTCCAATACTTT